AACCTGATGAATGGCAGGAAGTTGGAGAATGGATGTGGGCAAATCGTGATAGCTTCACCGCACTATCTGTCCTTCCGTACAGCGATCATACATATATTCAAGCTCCCTTTGAAGATATTACAGAAGAACAATATAATGAAATGGTAAAGACTTTACATAATATTAATCTTGATGATGTTGTAGAATTTGAAGATGTAACAAACTTGCAAGGTGAAGCTGCCTGTGTAGGTGGAGCGTGTGAAATCGTATGATTACTGTTATGCGATTTACTGCCCCGTGGTGTGCTCCGTGCAAAATGCTAGCTCCTGTTATTCAGGGGCTAGCGCAGGAGTTCCCTGATGTAACATTTGAAACCGTAGATGTAGACGGCAATCCTGACATGGCACAGCATTTTAATATCCGTTCTGTGCCGACGGTATTAGTGTTAAATAAAGATGACGCAATTATACATACATTTGTAGGTGTACAACCTCGTCAAACGTACATAGACGCAATTAAAACAGCTCAGGAGATGTAATGTCATTACCTGCATTGCCAACAATATCGAACGGCTCGGTAGTACAGGATTTAGTAGCAAACGCAGCAGCAAGTGCGACTGAAAAAATAAACACTATTACATCGCAGATCTCATCATTAAATGATGAAATCGCAACTAAGGTAGCTGCTACAAACGAAGCAGCTTTAAAATTAGAAAAGCTTAAAGCGTCGGGTGCTTCTGCGAGTGAAATAGAAGCGGCATCTAGTGCACTTTCTGCCGCAACTGCCGCCGCAGATATTAGTAGAAATGCAGCAGCGGCAGCTACAAGTGCATTAGGGGCAGCAGAAGCGCTGAAAACAGCAGCTCTTGCTAGAATGAATTTAGCAGTAATAGATGATATTGAAGTTCCTGATTTTAATTTGCAGTTACCCACGTTAACTCCCGCAAGCATACTCGGGTTGTTGCCACCTTTACCATCATTACCTGAATTCCCACCTAAAATTTCTGTTCCATTAAAATCATTGTTAAATCCTAGCATGGGATTTCCAGAAGCAGGTCAAATTCCTGCGGTGCCTGGATTACCTGCATTGCCGACTGTTCCTGCGGTGCCAGGTGTTGTTTTAAGTTTGTTAAGCATTCCCCCTGATATTGGTAATGTTGGTGGTCCTGGTGGTAGTTTTAATTCTGGGGCTAACATATCTACAAATGTAATTGCAACAGAAACGGTACTGGCACCTGATATTATTGTAGGTACGTCATTAACAGCTCCTACAATGATTGCGGGTAACATAGCATCAACAACAACATTAAATTTAGCTGCAACAACCGCTATAACACTAACATCACCTATAGTTACAGTAACATCCGCCGCTGTTGGTGTAACAGGTGCACTTACAGCAGCTAGTATTGCATCAGCATCTAAACTATTTGATATTCATCATCCGACAAAACCTGGGATGCGGTTACGTCATGGATGCTTAGAAGGACCTGAATTAGCTGTATACACACGAGGAAAAACAAAGGAAAATATTATTCCTTTACCTGATTATTGGGCGGGATTAGTTGATCCCAATTCCATTACCGTACAACTCACTCCGACATCTAGTGATCAATGCTTGTATGTAACGAAAACAAGCGTAACATCAATAGAAGTATCAGGAGATTTATCTTTGCCGTATTACTTTATGATTATGGCAGAACGAATAGACGTTGAAAAACTACAACTTGAATACGAGGAACCTAATGGCAACATTTAATTATTGTCAAGATTGCGAAATAGAATTTAAAGTGCATCATGAAGCTGATCATGCATATTTCCCTATAGAATACTGTCCGTTTTGTGGTACAGAATTAGACACAGAAGAACAATATTCATTTAACAGTGAAGAAGACGAATAAATAGTTGAGTACCCTGTGAGGATTCAACTATATGTGGTTATTCGAAGATCGTGAATTTTGTGACGTTCCTGAAGATATTATTGGATTCGTGTATCTCATTACAAATGAAATAAATGGCAAACAATATATTGGGAAAAAACTCTTCACTGCTGCACGAACAAAGCAAGTCAAAGGAAAGCGAAAACGATTTCGGGTTGAATCTGACTGGCGAGGATATTACGGAAGTAACAAAGAATTGCTTCATGATGTTACTACCTACGGAGACCACAATTTTACACGCCGAATATTACATCTGTGTAAAACTAAAGGACAATGTAGTTATTATGAAGCAAAGTTGCAATTTCAATACGCTGTGTTAGAACATCCCGATCTTTTTTATAATGATTGGATCATGTGTAAAATACATCGCAAACATTTAAAGCTATGATATTTTTAATTCTTTTATTTGTATCTGCTTTTTTTATTAGTTCTGTTGCAGGGTGGTTTTCGATTGCAGGATTAATTACAATTTTTCCCGGAGCAAAGCTCGCTGTTATTTTAATGGGGAGTTCTTTAGAATTTGCTAAATTGATTTCTGCTTCCTGGGTCTATCGTTTTTGGGATAAAGCAAATCGTTTGATGAAAGCGTATTTCATTAGTGCGATTTTTATTTTAAGTATTATTACGAGTATGGGAGTATTCGGCTATCTAACAAAGTCACATATAGAAGGCGCTGAGAATCTAGATGCGAACACCGAACAATTATCTTTATTAGATAGCCAAATTTTATTTGAGCGTGAAAACATTAGCGCTCAGAAACAAAATCTGCAACAGTTAGATGTGGCAGTCAATAACTTATCACAAACACAACGCACAACCGAACGGGCTGTTACTATTCGTAACGCCCAGCGGCGTGAACGATCAAGTATTGCAAAAAGTATTAATGAATCTAACACAAAAATTTTATCATTACAGCAACAAAAGTTACAACTAAATAAAACTCAGCGATCACTTGAAACAGAAATCGGTCCAATAAAGTATATTGCACAATTAATCTATGGACAAGATGATCCACAAACTATAGAAAAATCTGTGCGTCTATTAACTATATTATTGATTGTCGTATTTGATCCGTTGGCAATTTTAATGGTGGTTGCAGCGAATATACAATTACAGGAATTAAAATCTGGGAAATCAAAATCTCCTATTGTACTTCCTCCAACACAAAATCTGGGGAAAACATTAGGTGACCAAAATGTTACCAAGATGGAAACTGAATGGAGTCCAGGATCCTGGTTTAAAATTGTAAAAGACGGAAAATCTGGTAAGACAACATCATTATAAGCGGTTGACAATAAGGCCTTCTTGTGGTATATTACATGTATACTCTAATACATGGAGGCAGTATGATGTTTGATGGTGTTCAGCTTGACGAGGTATCTCGTGAAGGAATTCGCCGTATTCTGCGTGAATCAGTGATTACAGTGCATTTTACTAAGACAGACGGGACCGAGCGAGTCATGAAGTGTACATTGGACGAGCAGCTTATCCCGCCCAGCACGAACAATGCTACAAGCCCCCGTAAGACAAATCCTGATGTCTGTCCGGTGTGGGATACCGAGACTCAGGCCTGGCGTTCTTTCCGCTGGGACTCACTTAAGAAGATTGCCCTGTAATTATGACTACATTGCACACCGTTCTCCCTCCGGCATCAGATGCCAAGTTTATTGGTGATGAACCTACATGGCTTGATAGTGAGGTACCTGAAGCACGCTATAATGCTGAAATCCTTCGCGGATTGAATTGGCATAATTATTGTGCATCAGACAAGGATCAGATTAAGTATATTGAGCAGTGGCTCCGCGAACATCGTCCGAAAACCGCAAAGCAGGATATTGTGGCGTGGCGAGAGTTTTCAGATGTTCGTCCGACCTTGTGTATGCTTGCACGGATGCATCTTCAGGGATTTCCATTAAAGCCGAAGCATGTTCAACAGATTCATGATTATGTGAATGTGTTTACCACGCCTGCCACAAAAAAGAAAACTAAGGCACCGGCGACACCTGTTCAGCAGGTAACCCGTCCGACAATTCAAGATCGTATTCGTCAGCAGGTATCAGGTGTATTATCAGATCTTGATGTGTCTATTGACGAGGCTTTTGACGGGAACGTTGAACTGAGTGATAAAATTGCAGGAGATATCCTTACACATAACTTCAAAGGTCCTCAGCTGAAGTTAGTATTAGAATATCTAGATAAGAATATTTCTGAATGGCAAGATGCGTATGCTCAGACAGATGATCAACTGACGCAGGGCTATTCCTATGTCGGTCGGCGAGCGTTCAAGAAGATTATTGATACGTTTAATGATGTAATGACACGTATTTCGCAGCAGCAAAATGAAATTAAGATTCAGCGTATTCGTAAAAAGAAGCCAGTTGATAAAAAGAAGCTTGCTAGCAAGATTCGCTTTATGCCGTCATTTGAAGGCATGAAGTCACAACCTGCAGTAAATATTATCGGGGCAAATATGGTGTGGGTATATGATACGAAAACCCGGCGCCTCGGATATTACGAAGGGGAAGTAAAGAATGGGTTGTACGTGAAGGGTACGATGATCTGTGGGTTTAAGCATAGCTGTGAAAAGATTTTGCGAAAGCCTGAGGAACAGCTACCTGATTTCATGGGATTGCGTAAAAATCAGACAACGAATTGGTTTGAAACAATTCGTGCGAAGTGTAAGGATATGACGGGACGTACCAATACTAACTTACTTATCTTGAGGATCGACTAATGGCTAATTGTAACGTTGATAGGTTTATGTTAGAAACACATATTATGAATTGCTGGCATATTACCGATGATCTTGATTTGGTAGCCACATTAATTAGTGAAACCCATATGTCCGCTGAAGATCAGGATAAGCTGATGAATATCGTTATTGGGTTAAAGGATTTATATAATGCGCGTTTTGATAAAACATTTTTAGTTTTTGAACAACTTGTCGCTGATAAGTGTTTTGGCGATAAATTTGATGATCTTTAATAGAGAATTTAAATGATTATTGTTGATTATTCACAAACCGCAATTAGCACACTCATGGCAGAGCTTCGAGGACGTACTGATGCAGAAATCAGTACGCCCTTGATTCGCCACATGATTGTGAATACCTTGCGAAGTTATAAAAATAAGTATGGCGCGGAATACGGACAAATTGTGATTGCCTGTGATAACAAGCGATACTGGCGCAAGGAGCTGTTTCCGTATTATAAGGCAAATAGAAAAAAGGATCGGGATAGTAGTGGGTTTGATTGGCACTCGATTTTTGAGGCCTTGAATCAAATTAAAACTGAACTATCGGAGTTTTTCCCGTATCCGGTTATTGAGGTAGATACCGCAGAAGCAGACGATATCATTGCAACCTTGTGTAAGTATACCCAGGATAATGACCTGGTACAGCGAGGATTGGATATTGTATCGCAACCTGTACTAATCCTATCAGGTGATCATGACTTTGTACAGTTACAGCGTTATTCGAATGTCCGTCAGTATAGTTCCATTCACAAGAAGTGGCTGAAGCCAGAGTCCTCACCCGATGTTGTATTGATGGAACATGTCTTGACGGGCGACAAGGGTGACGGGATTCCTAATTTTTTGTCGGCTGACGATACGTTTGTAACCGATGCGCGTCAACGTCCTATTCGAAAGAAGGATCTTGAGGAATGGAAGAAGTTGCCTATTGAACATTGGGAAACAACGCCGCATTGGAATAACGTCAAGCGTAATTTAGATATTATTGATTTGCGAAGAATTCCTGAACACATAGAAAAAAGTATTATACATATATACGAAATAGAAAAGACGGCTCGTGATAAGAGTCAACTCTTGAATTATTTCATTGCACACAAAATGAAAAATCTTATTGAGCATATTACGGAGTTCTAAATGAGAGTCACGGCAAATATGTTGTTGCATGAAAAGCTTGATTACATCGCACAAGGGAGCACATTAGACGATCAATGTGCTCGCGCAAAGGAAGTCGCTAAACTTGACCCCACCTTTGTGACCATCATGCGTATGGCATCAGTTGAAGATGAACGTATTATTGGTTTACCTGAAGGGATGCCCGACACGTACAAACCTGAAACGGATATGCCTGAAGGGATTGCACACACCACGGCTCGTCAGGAATTACGTAGATTTAAAAATTTCTATAAGTTAGGAAGTATGCAAAGTATTCCTGCACATCGCCGTGAAACTATTTGGATACAAATGCTTGAAGGGTTACACTGGAAAGAAGCACAACTTATGGTCGCGATTAAAGATTGGAAATTATTTGTATTTTATCCAAATATGTACGATGTGCTATCAACACTAGGGGTAAAGATTGACGCCCCTAGTCCTAAAAGTGATAAAAGTTCCCCCCCTAAAAAAACTACTAAAAAGATTAAATCTTAAGCAATTTTTTCAGTAGAGTACAAGGTGGGGCTTGACAAACAGGCTCCACCTTTGTATATTACATAAGTAATGAACGATGAACACAAAACATACGCCGCGTTCGTCTATCGGTTAGGACGCTAGACTTTCACTCTGGTAAGATGGGTTCGATTCCCATACGCGGTATGGCCTATAGTATAACGGTTATTACGCTAGACTTTGGATCTGGATATCATGGTTCGATTCCATGTGGGCCTATGCAGTACCCTCATCATGACATTATTAAACATTCACCAGGAGTAAATATGCGTAAGATGATTTTCTCTGTAGCACTTGTTGGTCTTGTCGCTTGTTCCAAGACGGAAGAAGTTGCCCCTGATAGCACCGCTGCTGATACGGCAGTCGCTGCACCTGCTGCCACCACAGACACCCTTCACACCGAAGGCCTCGCACCTGTGGAAGTTACGGCGCCTGCAACAGAAGCTAAGTAAGTAAAAAAGCAAGTCCTTCGGGACTTGCCCACGGGGGCGTAAGCTAACGGTAAACTGGTGCCTTTGCAAGGCACACTTAAGGGTTCGATTCCCTTCGCCTCCATATTGGGTGGTTAGCTCAGTTGGTTAGAGCATCTCGTTTACACCGAGAGGGTCGGGGGTTCGAGTCCCTCACTACCCATGTTTGCTCTTGTGACGGAACTGGCATACGTATGGGACTCAAAATCCTAGTTTTGTGGGTTCGACTCCCACCGAGAGCATAAGGACAGTTGGCAGAGTGGTCTAATGCAGCGGTCTTGAAAACCGCCGTGCCGAAAGGTACCGAGAGTTCGAATCCCTCACTGTCCGTGAAGTGCGTCGGTAGCTCAATTGGTAGAGCACCGGTCTCCAAAACCGGGGGTTGGGGGTTCAATTCCCTCCCGGCGTGCATTTAAACAATGAGGTACAGATGCCATTTAAAATTACAAATACCACAAAGAAAAATGTTGTTGAACAAATTACGTGGGTTAAGACATTAAAGAATGGTAGCCGAATTTATTTTGAAGAAGAAATGACGTATCGTTGGGGTGAAGTGATTGTAGAAGATGACCCCCGCGAAAATGGATGGGAAGCGGGTGACCCATTAATCAGTGATGATTTTTCACGAGTTGATGCGAATTTAACAGATGGTTGTCACAGTTCCCGTATTGGCATTGACGAATTATCGAAAAAGGAACAGCAGTTATTAGAGAGTGCTGACTATCCTGATGATGCCGGGTGGGAAATAGAAGATTGTCAAATTATTTTTTATGACGATATAGAAATTGAAGCGTGTGAATCCCTGTAATATTGTTAATTGAAAATACGCGCTAATGGCGGAATTGGCAGACGCACCAGACTTAGGATCTGGCGCCGCAAGGCATGGGGGTTCAAGTCCCTCTTGGCGCATGGTTGACAAATAGTAACAACTAATGTATATTAATAATGTTAATTGAAAACACAACGCTCCGATGGTGAAATCGGTAAACACAGGAGACTTAAAATCTCCCGCCCAAAAGGCTTGTCGGTTCGATTCCGACTCGGAGCATACGCACCGCTAGCACAACTGGTTAGTGCAAAAGACTTTTAATCTTTAGGTTCTGGGTTCGAGTCCCAGGCGGTGCATTGTAGCAAAGGTCCTTTAGCTCAGTCGGTTAGAGCACCCGACTCATAATCGGGAGTGCGTCGGTTCAAGCCCGACAGGGACCATATGCGCCACGAGCCAGCTAGGTTGACGGCGCCTGTCTTATATACAGGAGATGCTCGGTTCAAATCCGAGGTGGCGTACTGTAATTAGATAACCTTGAAAATGCACATGTCATATAACGGCTATTATCCTAGCCTTCCAAGCTAGAGACGCGGGTTCGACTCCCGCCATGTGCTTGCATAAATAAGTTTTTGCCACAATAGCTCAGCGGTAGAGCACCCGATTTGTAATCGGGCGGTCGTCGGTTCAAGCCCGACTTGTGGCTCTGGTGCGAGTGTAGCTCAATTGGCAGAGCACCACCTTGCCAAGGTGGATGTTGAGGGTTCAAGTCCCTTCGCTCGCTTCTAGGGGATTAGCGTAGCCTGGTATCGCGCTTGCTTTGGGAGCAAGAGGTCGGGGGTTC